ACCTTATAGCATTTACCATCAAGCCTTAATTGATAATACCCATCAGAATTTAATGATGGTTTTAAAAACCTATCAGATTTATAACTATAAACTCTACCCTTGTTACTAACACTGTAATCACTATGTCCTTCGACTATTCTAAATTTTTCCATAACGCTAATATACAAAAAATAATTGAATTAATCTTCATCATCTACCTCTTTATGTTCTACATCAATAGTCTTTTCCTCTAATGTTGGATTACTACTCCCAAAGAAGTTAATTACAGGTGCATTATTAGTAACAGGCTTAACATCCTTTTCATCATCATAAGCATAGTCAAATAACATCTTATAAGCATTTACATTACCTGTATCTTTAGCTTTCTTAGCAAGTGCTTCAAATGCTTCTACTTCACTACCAAATACATTCTTTAATGCTTTCTTAGCGTATTGCTTAGTTCTTTTCTTCTTAGCATAATTCTTTGCAGGAACATTACTACGTTCTCTATCTGGTACTTTACTTAATGGTATTGATTTCTTCCTACTGTTATTTCTTCTACCATCATTTGGTTTTATTTCTTCTGACTTCATATTTAACGTTTTCTTAACATTACTTAAATAAATAATACTTATATTTGCATAGAGATTGTTTTTAATGCTAACAAATCTGTTAGTTTTCATAGGTTGTCAGAGATAGGGTCATACAAGGTATGGCTCTATTTTTTTTATACACTAAAAGAACTTAATCCTTACTAAAAGAATAATAACTATAGCTTGGAAGATTATTGTTATCCACATCCAAAGAGGTGTCTTAAACTTAACCACTTCCTTACTACTCTCTTTTAATAGTTTTTCATACTTTACTTTATAAGTTTTATCTAATATACTCTTATATCCGTTTAAATCAATTTTAGCTGTTATACTATCGTTTTTACCTTCTATTAGTATTGAGCCTTGCTTTATCTTTAAAACTTGCTTAAAAGGCTTTAAATTACCTAAACTATCACAAGGTTCTTCAACAGTTAATGTGTCTGTATAACGTTCTACTTCTTTTATCGTTCGAGTGGTGAAAATCGTATCTTTGACAACCCTATCTTTATACTCTGTAACAATCTTTTTAGAAGTACAACCGAATACAATAAAACCAATAGTAAAAAAAAATAAAACCTTTTTCATTATTCTTGTCTTTCAAAATGTGGTGTATCTACAAATTTCCAATTACCACCCCATCGATTCTTATCATTTAAACTTTCCCAAAAAGCACCAAGTTCTTTTAATCGTTCTTTATCGTATGTTAGTTCTCCATTAATAAAAAAGTTAAAATCAACAGCTAAACGTTTTAAATGATTACTATTCATAGTTTTACTTAACCCTTTATCTACTAAACGTCTTTGAGTTTCTTTATCTCGATATGCGTGTCCAAATGTTAGCTGAATACCAATAGTATCTGCATAAACAATTAAACTTGCTACATCTTTTGTAAACTCTTGTTGCTTTTCACTTAACCTCATTACTCTAATAAATTACCTATAAACTTAACTTTTTCTAAAAACTCTTTCTTTAATGCTTCAGAATCTTCTTCCCACCTTGTTGTATCAGGTACTTCTTTAACATAATCAACACCAATCATAGCTACTAATTTACCATTTCTATAATATGGTGAAATACCTAATGCTTTTATACCTTGTGCTTTTAAAGAACTTTTTAATGCTATGTCTTCTATATTATTAACGTTAGAATGAAACATATTTAAGTCAATAACATCTTTCACGAAATTAATATACAATGATACAGGTATATCTTGTAAGTTCATTGCTTCCCTTGATGTTCCTTCTCTTACAACTTCGTAATCACAACTAAACTTATTCTTATGTGTTCCATCATAGTATTTAACTCCATTATGAAATCTAAAAATATAGGCTCTATCTGATTTAGTTTCTTTTAATAACTCTTTTAAAGCGTTCTCTATTACAATACCACTTCCTAAACCCGATACAACAACGTCTTTATTGAATATCTTTGTTTGTACTATATGAGATATGTCATCTTTAAATATAATAACTATTGTTAATACAAATATAAAGAAGACTTTAGACAGAGATAACTCTTTTATAGATTGTGCAATTCTTACGATTGCGTTTAGATATTCTTTCATAGCTTAACATTATGATAATATATGAATTAATATCGGTAAAACAGAAAATACAAAATCCATAAAATCTCCTTGACCTTTCCCTAAATACAAATCGTAATACAACTCTTTAAATATAGCACTTAAAATAACAATAATGTATGCTATTTCTGCTCTCATAAAAAACAATAAAGCAACAAGCAATATTGTACTTGCAAAGAAATGTGCTAACTTATCATAAGATATTTTAGTAGGTAACATATACAGATACTTTAATATCTTTGTAATCTTGTCCATACATTAGAATTTAAGACTTGTATAACTTAAACCTAAAAAAGAATGTGTACCCTCATCATCTATATCAATTGCATAAGATTTCCAACCATAAGGGTGGTCATCTAAACCTTTCCATAAAGCATCAACGTGATATTTAGAAGATAATACAGGTGCAACTGTTTCGTTACCATCTTCATCATATTGACCTTGTTGTTCTACTATGTGACCTAAATGTACAATAGTATGTTTATGTGTTGGATATTCGTTACCATTTTCATCAGTTTCTACGCCTAAACCTTTAATTTTAGTTTGTGCTTGTTCTTTGCTATCAAAAGCGTATTTTCCAATATTTATTTTCATATTTATATTTATTAGCTTGTTATTCTTATGTAAAGATTTTTTAATTATCTTATCTTATTGTGTTTGTTATGTTAACTTTTCGTTGTTTTCTTATCTTATTGTGTTTGTTATGTAAAGATTTACTCTTGTTCTTATCATAAGGGCAAATGTTACACTTAACTTGTTAATGCAATTAATTCTGTATCTGTTAAGGCTTGGTTGTAAACTCGTAAGTCTTTTACTTTTCCGTAGAAAGGATTGACACTTCCTATATATTGAGTTAAAGAAACACTGTCCATATTTTCTGAAAAATTTGTCATAGCTTCAGTGCCTATAAGTACTCCATTTACATACAAAGAAAAAGTAGATTGATTGTAAGTAATAGCTACTTTATGAAATCCGTCATTTTGTACTGAATAGTCTACTTGTGTATTTACAGTTCCATTACTAACGACTATTGCTCTAATAACATTTGGACTTGGAAACGCCCTTGCTATTACAACCCTATTATTCATACTTTTTGAAATACTTAAAGTCTCAAAACCACTTTTACTAAAATCTACTTCTGCATACAAAACACCCTCACTACTATTAATATAGCTACTTAAACCACTTTTACTTGCAGTTTCTGCATTTCTTGTAGCAGTTGCACCACTTGTAGGTATGTAAGATGTAGCGTAGCTGCCTTGTTCTAATTGTGCGCCCCAAATGTACAAACCATCTGAACCATTGCCAATATAATTTGAATAAATTGGAGTTTTTGATGTTCGTAATTCTAAATATGATAACCCATTTGCATTTGATATTGCAGTACCTATAATTCTATACCAACCATTACCAAAGTTTTCTATACTTAAATCTCCATTTTCCTCTTGTGTTACAATACCATCTTGTAAATCAAAAGTTCCTGAAATGTATGTACCACCACTATCATTCACTCTTAAATAAGCATATTTAATTTCATCTTTTTTAACAAATATAGAGGCAGTATAATTTACTGATGTAGTTGAAAATCCTGTGCCTATAAATCTATGTGCATCATCTACTGTATTATCTACTAATTTATCAGCAGTTAATGTCCCGTTTGGAGCAGTTACACTATTTGAAGTTATTGAACTTCTTGTTTTAATCCAATAAGCATTATCAAACGCTTCCGAATAAGTAATTAAATTCGTACTTTGTGGCTCTAATAATAAACTTGGACATCCACTAACAACTCCATCAATCATTGGATAGTCTATTCTTGGTACATTACTACCAACGGTTTCTATTAAACCATCTTTGTTTACTCTTGTTGCTTCTGATGCTCTTGCAAAGTTTAAATCTCCACTTCCATCTGTTGGTAAAACACTATATACTTTTCCACTTTTAAAAGCAGAAGGTATCATTGCTATACTTGGTATCTTTGACATTTTTATTTATTTTATTTATTTATATTATTTACACATTCTAAAGATTCTACAATACCGTTATCGTCTATAACTCTGTAGTAGAAATCCCAATTATTATTTTTAAAGTCAGCATTATCTACACAACGCTCGCTTTCTACAACACCTCCATCAGCTTCTACCCTTTGTGAAAATCTTTGTGTTAATTGCGAAAAACCCGCTAAATCTGAATAGGATTTACCCCAAGAAATAGTGTTAGAGTTTACACCAATACCCCACCAAGTGTAGTTATATATTTTTCCCCAACTTATTGAATTTGCCATATCTTATTTCTTTTCTTTTTTAGTTAAATATATTTGTAACTTAACTATGTTTGCTTGTTTTGGTTTATACATTGCTTTCATTATAATACCCAATTTGAACCACCTACATTTTTATCGGGATAAACATCGGGTGTTGTGTTATCGTTATACTCGGGAAACTTTGTATTGTTAAAACATATATAATCTACAAATCTTCTTGTGTAATATTCTGCAAAGTCCCTTTCTTTTTGTACTAAAAAATCAACCTCATTTTTATTAACCGATTCAGCATTTTCTGATATATGCTTAAATACCCCTCCATTCTTTACTTGGTACGCTGCAAATGGTAAATAATCAACCATAGCATAATGTATTAACATAGGCTGAATATAATTCTTAACTAACTCTAAATAATCACCATTTAAAGTGTCATTTAAAATATCGCTTTCAATTCTATCATATAGTTTGCTACCTAAATAGTTTTGTATATGGATTTCTTGAGCAATTTTAATAAACTGAATAAATTTATCAGTATCAATATTACCGTCTAAAATTGAGTTTTTAACTAAATCTGTTCTACTTATGAATAATGCTTTTGCCATATCTTATTATTTGTTATATGCTCCTCCATTTGGCATATCATTTGGCATCATAGATACCTCTTTTGGATTTCTAACTCTATAACCTTCTTGTTCTGCTTTATTAGTTGATGTTTTAGGTGCATTTGGACTTTTAGTATCTATACTTTTAGATTTGCTTTTAAAAGTTACTCTTGTCCATTTATGCTTACAATTAACAGAACCTTTATATTTCCAAATAGAATAAGTATCAGCACCATCAATTCCAAAACCCGCATTTACAGGAATTTCTCCCATTCTTATAATATCCTCTTTTCTATATAATTTATTTGCTACCATCATTTTTTTACAAAAAACTCTTTGTGGAGATTCGCTGCCTGTATATCTATATCTTACTTTAAAATACGTTTCTCCTATTTTTTTATCCTGTTCACTCTTTGCATTTGGTCTCGCAGTACCTGTTGTTGCAAAATTCCAAATTTTAGACAATAAACTCGGCTTTTTTGTATTTATTTCTTTTATCTGCTTGTCAAGTTCTTCTTCTGTATTATAATCAACATCAGATTCATCTACTATTTCCCAATCATCAAAATCTTCATCAGCTACTTTTATTAATTCGTCTGCAACATCATCTATTTTTTCAGATAACTCTTTACTTAAGTTTACGCAATTGCATTGTTTAGACATCTTAACACCCGTTTCTTCTTCTCTTGTTTCTTGGTCTTTTACATTCTCTAAATCTGTAAACTCTAAAGGTTGTAACGTCTTAAAATAAAGATGTAAGCTAATATCATTAAAAGCTAATACTTTATCAAAAGCATCTATTAAAAGTTCTTGAAATGGTCTAATAACAGTGTTATCCATTAAAGTAGATGCAGTTTTTAATTCATCTGCATTATTACCTAACCCTGTTGAATCTTTAACACCTAATAACATAGGAGAAACAACTCTATGCGATATCATTATCTTCTTTTGTGCTTCTTCTGATAAGAATTGGTATTGGTTATGTGCATCACTTAATTGTACAGGAGTTATATCTGCTTGACTTTCTTTATTATCATTAAAAGCAAGTATAAATTTACCCGCATTTGAACTTCCTTGAAATTTAGCCTTTATTTTGTTTTCTATTAACGTTTGCTTCTCTTCATCGGGAGTACCATTATTAAAGTTGATTAGCATACTTGGTGCTAAACCATTTAAGATATTGTTTA